CTCTGGTGTTGCTAACGGTGCATCTGCAAGTGCCTTCTGTTTCGCAATTACAGTTTTCCAAAACGCGATTGGATCCAAAAACCCTGAGCCATCTGCTGACCATAGGTGTTTCTTCCCTTCATGTATTTCCCAGTGGAGATGCTTTCCCGTGGAAGCACCAGTGGTGCCCATTTTACCAATAACAGTGCCAGCTTCAATCTTTTGACCCTTTTTAACTTTCAGCGAGTCTTTAACCATATGAGCGTATGTGTGAGTCATCCACACGCCATCAACCTCAGACAACACTCTTACGTAATAACCATAACCATCTGGTTCACCATTTGCTTTCTTCTTCTCGGAAGGACCTGCATAGAGCACGGTGCCGTCAGAGGCTGATTCTATATAGCATGGTTCTTGAGAAGACCAAATGTCTATTCCATTGTGGTGCTTTTTACGCTTTTCAATCGGATGAATTCTCCAACCAAAGGGAGATGTTATTTTCCAGTTCTTTCCCTGAACTCCATCAATAGGAAATTGTGCTTTTGCCATTACTACCTACCTTAAATAAAAATACAATATTTTTAGTTTAAGAGAGGTAGTCGCGCTCTATTCTGTATACACAGTGTTCGATGCCTGTACCTACGGGGTTTATATAGGTAAAAACTGCTTCTGTCTTAATAAAACCAGATTTTTCTAATACACGGTGGCTTTTTACATTATCTGGTTGAACATAAGCCTCTAGATAATCTAAATTAAAAATATCAAAAGAGTATTGTTTTATAAGAATAACTGCGTTAGTTGCTATGTTTCTATTAGAGAGTTGAGAGTCAACCCAGTAACTAATAAGTCCGCTGTTTGTTATTTTGTCGATTTGTATAATAATTTGACCGCAGATGTGGTTTTGCCAAAAAATATTAAAAACTTTTGGAATCGAACCTTCTTTAAGAGGAATTCGATATTTTTCTATAAGTTCTAAATTTCTATTGTAAATCTCTTCAAGAGCTGTTGAATTAAAAGTTGTTGCATTAGATACAGAAACCAGACCCTGCGATAAGTTCACAAGGTCTGGTTCTATGAATTCTTTGGTGCGCTCCAACTACTCTGCTGGTTCTTCAGCTGGAGGTGCAAGAACTTCGGTAACAAAAACATCTGTATCCTCTGGACGATTCAAGTTTTCGTTAGGCACCCAATCTTTCATACCTGCTGCTTCTAGTGCAGCGAAGTATGGAGCTTCAAGACTTGCTCTATCTGCTTCAATAGCAGGATTGTCATGGTCTGTTGATAGCTCAATCATTTTGGCGCGAAGCCAAGCAACCTTTTCTTTAGGGTCTTCAAAATCAGGGATTTGAATTGCCATTGTGGTCCTTCCTTGTGCTTTGGTATTCAATCATAGCATTATTACTTATGAAGAATGCTTTTAACTTCTTGTTCGACTAGACGCTTTCTAAGCGCAGTGTTCTCTCTTTGCAAGGCAATATTCTGTTTCCAGAATAAGCCCATAACTGTTAAACAACCGAGTATTCCCCGCACTCCGTGCAGGTCACCAGTTCTTCGGCAGCAGTCATGGAACGAACGACTTCTCTGTGGTGCTCGTTAGAACACTTATAGTCGTAAGTTGCCATTACTTATCTTTTTGGTTCTCCACAATAAGCTTAATCTCGCATGCGTCTGTGGTGCAGTAAGCATCGCCAATAGCATCAGCTGCTAGTCCTGCATACACGCCAGAGAAATCAATAGGGAAGAGTTTCATTATAGAATCTTCATACTCTTCTTCAGTGATTTGGGTGTAAGGCATTTGTGGGTATGTGAAGTTTCCTGAAGGTAGGAATGAGACAGTTTTAAGCTGTCCGTCATACATGTGAAGGACTGTGCCTACATGCTCTGATTCCTTTTCAGGATCGAATGAAACTGTGACAGATACAGAGTTATCAGACCAATAGTGTTGTGCAGTTGCAGCAAGGCTCATCTTCTCAAAGATGGTTACATCTTTCTCTGCACGAGATGCGCCAGATTTAATTGGAAAGAAAACAACACTAGTTGTATCTGGAGATTCAGATGCTGGTTCTACTGTGTAGTTAGCCATCTTAAAAAGTGGGAGCATTGGGTCTGTGTTTCCAAAACGAATTGCTCGCTTGAAGAACTTACCACCTGGAGTCCAGTGAACTCCTGGTGATTCACCTGCAAGGATTGAAACAGTTCCTGATGGTTTTACAGTAGTTGTTTTGATTGATTCACGGATACCAAGCCACTCAGAGTAAGTAACATCATAGCTTTTAATTGTTGCGTATCCATCGTCCATCCACTTTCGTAGGACTGGGAGTCCGTGGAGGTCTGCAAAGTTTGCAACTCCCGACATAGACGTTCCAATTCTTCGGTTACGTTGCATAATTGCATTTGTCTCTTCCCAGTGTGTTGGAAGGAGAGTGACAGTTTTTGCGTAGAGATATGCGAATTTAAGTGTTCGCTTGTAATCTTCGATTGAGTCGTGACGGTTGAGGTAAGTTTCAACGAGAGTGCAGCACTCATAGGATTCAAGTGACTGCTCTGCACACGGGTTGTAACCTGCAACTCGGTGGTCTTTGTTGTTGATTGGGTCTGCAAGTCTTCCGTATTGTTTAGAAACATCCAGCCAAATTACACCAGGCTCACCGTTTCTGGCAATACCCTCAACAATGTTTGAAAGGTCTTGTCCTACTTCAACAGAGACAGAGTTGTTAGACATCCAAGCCCAACCGGGTGCATCTGCATCATAAGAGTTACGCTGTGGGAACTTCTCTGCATTCTTCAAGTTCAAGAAGTTATCATCATCTAGACGACCAATTAAAAGCTCTGCTGAACGACGAACGTTTCCTGAGACAACACAAACGCCAATAAGATTTCCAATATCTGCAATGTCTACACGTGTGAGCTTCTCACCTCCACGTCCAGCAAACATTTTGCGGATGTGGTTGTGTAATTTAATTAGTGGGTCGGGTCCTGCTGCTGTTCCACCAAAAGTTTTGATTGGCTCTCCGAGCGGGCGGATTTCTTTGTAATCAAATACTGGAGCCGCCGTATCTGGTCGTAGGAAAGCATCGAGGAGGGCTGTGGTTGATTCCACCCATCCTTCTCTGGTGTCTGGGATGACATAGGTCTCTCCTTCTTCTGGTGTGTAGATTGTAAAGTCTTTGTCAGCACCTTTGTCATCAAAACCAACACCAACGCCAAGCATTGATGCTTCCATAAGAAATCCAAAAGGTTTTGATGGATTGTTCTTTGTCATCTCTGCAGTTGAAACAAATGCGCAGTTTTGAAGTGCTGCTGAGTTTCTCTGGACATTAACAATGTTAGTTCCCATTACCCAAAGTCCACGTCCTGGTGGAGTCCACTTCAAGTTGAATAAACGGTCAAATGCTTCTTTTGCAGATGCTTGTGCGCGAGAGTCATTCCAAGGAAGACGCTGTGATTTGCAATGGTCTTTTTGAATTGAGTACATACCATTAACAACTCGTTCGCAAACATCTGACCAAGATTCTTTAGTTCCATCTTCTTTTAATCGTGAGTATGTGCGAAGAAATGTAATCTCACCTACGGAGTTACCTGCTGCATCTGTATAACCAAATGGCGCTTTCTTATCCTTATATGTTGCAACAAAGTCTTTTGACAAGGAAAAAGAGAAAGCGATACTCACGGTGGCTCCTAAAGGTAAAAGGGGTTTAAAAAATTTAAGGTGAGTCTATAGTTTATCGCGAAAAAGTAAAGGCGATGAATTACTTGACTTTATTCCAGCCAGAGTGTTGTCCTGCGCATCCTTGTTTAGGACAACGAGGACGACCATGGCCGTCATCATACTCACGAGGACGTCCACAATATGGACACTTGTCACGCAGATTTTCAGGAAGCTTCTCAGGGGTTGGTCTCATTGTGGCTCCTCTCAAGATTATTATCCCCTAGAAAAAATATGTTCATTTCTAATTCCTTGGCTATTTCAAGCTCTAAACAGGCACCAGCTGATTTCTCCCAACCGTGAAGCATTACTATAGATTCACACTTTAAAAGTGCTTCAATGTCTCGACGCATATAGAACTTGCGTGGGTATATGTAATTTGAGTCAAATTCCTCTGCTGGGTTCCATACATTAAAACCTTGATTTCTAAGCCATTCTGCTGCTTTATTGAATGTCGGACGGTTGTAGTCAGGTAGCCCTGTCATTGGTCCAGATAGATAATAAATGTTTGTTGGTTGTTGTTGTTGTTTGCCAAGATTGGCTAATACTCGTGGATTCAGCATCAGTGATTGTGACTTGAGATGAGGGTATCTTCATAACCACACTCACCACATTCAATAGTTTCTATTGAACCTTCAATGTCATAACTTAAATATAACTGTCCCTCGATTTCAGTGTCATCTGGGATACCTGCTTTATCAACATTTGCAAGCCACTGCCGAACATCTGAAACATAACGTGGATTACCATTACCTGCATCCATAAAAATAAAAAGAGCTGCAGAAGTTGTGTTTGTCTTTTTACTATCAAGAGGATTATCTTCATATTCAAAATCTAGATAATCTTCATTCTCTACATCTTCTTGTGCTTCAGGAGATGGAATAGACATTATTTGAGTAAGAACAAAATCTACATGGGAATCTGCAATATCTTTACAAATTGAGTATTGACTGTCTTTAGTGTTCAAGTCCCATTCAAGAGGTGACTCTTCTCGGTTGTTAGGATCAAAACCGCCAGCCATCATCATCTGAAGGGTGAGAGCCTCTTTTAATTCGTCAATTTGCACTGCCCTGTTTCCTTAAGTCTTTTCGAACAATAAGCTTTCTTATTGGGGTACAACATCCATCACATCCGTGAATTGAATTGTAGATGTCCTTACTAAGCATAAACTCGTCAGGGTCTGGATGTCCGACGCCATGCTCGCAGATTCTCTCCATAATTCCAAGGTCTTCCCGCCAGTTCTGTGGCAGGTGGCGCATATGGTGTTTAGAGCGGTTGTGGATGGTGCAAAACTCTTTTAAGCACTGGTCTTCAGGATGGACGTCCTTTAGCCTTACCGAGGAGTGCTCTAATTTAAATGTCTTTGGTTTTGCCATAAAACAATCCTACAGGTGTAGGGTGTGGTTATGGAACACTACAACGTAGTAATTGCAACGCCTGGTTCTGATATGAAGGCGGATTTTGTAAAGAGCCTGATAGAGACTACAAAATGGCTTAATCACAAAGGTTTGAAGTATCACTTTGTATCTCAATATTCGAGCTTTGTTCCAAGCGCCAGAGAGAACACTGCAACCGACTCTTACGGGGCGGATTGGCAAGCGGTGGCTTTTGGGGGTGGAGCCTTTACCTATGAAAAGATTATTTGGATAGATTCAGACATCTCTTGGTCTGTGAAAGATTTTGAGTTAATTTTGAAAAGCGATAAGGACATCATCTCTGGAATGATGGCTATAGGTCGAGATGGTCGTATAGGGGCTATGAGGGTTAATGAAGCAGGACATCCTGTCTCTCTAAACGCTGTGGAGTTTCTAGTAGAGGGTGAGCCTGTCAGGGTTGATGGGGTAGGTTTTGGATTCTTGGGGGTCAAGTCTGGGGTCTTTGAGAAGATGGCTAGGCCATGGTTCAAGATTCGAGAGACTGGGGTTGAAGGGGCAGACTTTCCTGTCATGTTGGGGGAGGACTACTCTTGGTGTGTTGGGGCTAAAGAGGCTGGGTTCCAGATTTGGCTACATCCCTTGGTCAGGGTTGAGCATCATAAGGCAGTCATTTTTACTGTCTAAATGTCGACATTTGAGGCAGATTTCTCTGCATGGTCGATTATTCAAAATCTAGTGTTTGGTGTATAGTTTTTAGAGTTACTATCATCAAAAAAGTTCAGCCTTTTTTGTAAAATCCTGATAGTAGTTTATTTGGGCTGTAAAAATAACTATCAAGAAAAAAGCTAAAAAACTTTACAAACTGCGATAGTTATTTTTTTCATTGTAAAACATACTATCAAGAAAAATAAAAAGTTTTTTAAAAAATCGTGATAGTACAGTTTTTTGCAGGAAGGTCTCTACTATCAAAGAAAATTCAAAAACTTTTTAAAAATCGTGATAGTAAAAATAAAAACTATACTTAATATTTTAATATTCAACCTATTTCCTATACGCGTATGAGAAAAAAGTTTCACCCCCTAAGAAAATGGGTTGAGAATTCGAATATTTAAAACTAGTATTAGGTTGTATTTAAAAATAGTGTATGGTAGTATCTAAGTCCCAGATTGGGGTGGAAATTGGTGGAAGGATTTAGGTTGACAAGTTCTCTAGTGTTAGGTAATAATACTTTTATGAATGACAAAATGACAGTGACTCCTGAGAGAGTCAAGTATGTGATTGCTGGTCGTTTGATGAAAGATTGGTTTCCTACAAGGATTCCACTAGATGCAGACGAGTGGTTAAAAATCGCAACCAGAGATGCTGAGGCAGTGGTTGACGAATTGATGGCTCATGGACTTTTGAAAGTTGAAGGTGCCAAATGAGTTGGGAACAAGTAGCAGTTATTGGGGTAGTAAATTTCTTTAGTGTTTTTATGGCGATGTTTATTATTTCTGCCATAAACGCATTTAGAGAAGCACGACGCAAAAATGAGTTCCTCGAGAGAATGCTTGGGGGCTTGATTGAAAAAGCTGAGACGGATACTCAGTTCAGAAACATCATGGGGTGGAACTTCATGGGAAACGAGAGAGACAACAATGACGAACGCTAGAGATGCACTAGCCATGCTAGGACTTAGTGCAGAAGAAGCAGTTGAGGCAGATGAAAGTCTGACTCGCAAACCAAGTCGTGACAAGAGGATTTGCCTCTGTGGTCACGCTATAAACAAACACTCAACCGACGCTGGTTTGGTTATATGTGTACCAAGCAGATACAACTGCCCTTGTAAAAATCTTCGTCCAGTAGTTGAGGTTGAAGACACCAGACTGTTCCTGAGAAAGACCAGTGGTCCTGGAGTAGAACACGCTTTGACTCGTGGACTTGCTGCATCCTTCAGTGCAGACAAAAATGTTGAGTGGATTGAAAATCCTAAATGTGACAAGTGCTCGATTGAAGCAACTCCAGCAGGAGATGTGAGAATTGTGCCAACAGCAGTCACTGAGTATAAAACCGTCTCTTATGAAGCGACTGGTTACGATGCTCTTCTTTGCGAGAATTGTCTTGAGGCGATACGATGAAAAAACAACTAATACCCATCCTTTGGGATATGACTGTTAATCGTGAAATCTCCCCAGAGGCTTATCAAAAAATTATTCAGCAGGTCGGGGATATTTCTGATGGTGCCATTTTGGATAAAGTCGGAAAGCTTGAACAAATGGTTAAAGATTGGGAAGCCTCGATGGGTGAGGAAGATAAGACTTTCTATACCCTCGGGATTCGTCGAGCCATCGATGTCCTTGTGGACAACGACCCTGACATCTTGAAGCAACTGCCTATCCTTGAAAAGGAAGACACCCCAGATGAGCGGTAAAGAAAAAATCACCTTGACTAAAGAGGAAGCCGTAACCGCTCTACGGATTGCTCGAGCAGGTGGATGGTACCGACACCGAGAACTCAATGAGAGTGCTTGGCCCAAAGGCAAAAACCAATTTGTAGATGACTCAAGTCGTCTTATAAAAAAGCTTGAAGAATTTTTAGACGTTGACGTCTAACTAGCAGGTTCTTGCTTTTACACCTCCCCCAAGGTAGTCTTCGGAAAACCAGAACGGAGGTTTACTGTGATCGAATTCTTCCTTCTTGCTTGGTCCGAGTTGATGCAAGTCTTGCTTTTGCTTTTGGCAGTTATGGCTTAATTTTCGACTCGACACGCCGACCAGAATCACTTTTTATTCACCCATTTTGTGCTGCCGTCCAACACTTTGAAACCCATTGATTTACGCTCATTTCAGAGTTTTGGCCCAAACTTTTGTTTATAAAGGACTCTTTTCTTGCAGCATTTTTGAAAAAAACTTTTTGACTATGTGTGTTATTTTGTATTCCAAGTAGAAACTAAAAAACCCTACTTAGAAGGAACTTGTTCATGAACAAAGCAGCACTCGAGTCCTACCTACGGAACCTCCTTGGTCAGGTCATCGGCGCAGTAATGATTGTTAGTCAGACCAGTGGCGTGGGCTCTCCACTCGACTTCGGTTCTGGCGAATGGCTACTTGTAGCCAACGCACTATGGGCATCTGTTATCCCAACGGCACTCCGCTGGATTAACAAGAAGGACCCAGCATTTGGCCGCATCGCAGTAGCCGCTGCTGCCGAAGTTACTAAGAAACTTGCCACCGAGGCTGCAAAGCCAAAGAAGGCTCCAGCAAAGAAGAAGTCCTAACAAAGGAATAACTTTAAGATGCCAATGACCCCAGAGGAGCTGAACGCTCACGTTGAGAAGGAGCTCAGCCTTAAAGCTGACATTGAGAGTTTGGTTACTCTCATGCGTAACGCTGAGTATCGAACCAAAACCGAAAAGATGTATTACGCCGACCAACTCGTTGAGAAGCGTGCAGAACTCAGGAGACATCTCGGCATTGACGAATAGCTGGGGGTAAAAATTTTGACCGACCTCCAGATTTTTGACGGCAAGGGTGACGATGAGCCAAATGAACCGCTCATCGACACCCCTGTCGACATGCGGCCCGATTTGTCTGAATTGGGTTTTATCGAGCATGACCGCGGCATAGTTGAAGATACCTATGAGAACCGCTTGCTTTTACGCCAACATAACTTTCAATGGGTTCCCGTCTATACAGAGAACGGACACCCGACTGGGCTAATTGAGGCCCGCTCCCTTGAGCAGATGAAGGAACGGCGACTCATGTCGCTCTCCAGCAAAAGGGCCCTATTAAGCGAACCACTTCAGAATAACTCCGATTACTTGACGGGTCTGGATCTGGTTGTTGATTCAGAGGCGTGCAAACTCGTACCGCCTTGGGTACTCGGCGCGACCCGCGCCTACCTAAAAGAGCAGGAAGATGGCGGACCGCCAACGGCTCGGCGAGCGCCAAAAGCATTACCTATGCGTTGCCGTGCCCACACATCCGAGGGCATCCGCTGCATGCTGTGGTCATCGGGGCGTATGAAAGATGACGGCTTGTGTCGCCTACACCTTGGCGCGAACAAGAAGACGGGCGCGGACATCGAACGGGCTCGCAAGAAGCTGATGCAGTCTGCACCCTACGCGGTGGACAAACTTGAAGAACTTATGGAGAACGCCATCTCCGAGCCAGTCAAACTCAAAGCGGCGACAGAGATTCTTGACCGTGCTGGTATCCGTGCTGGTATGGAGATTGACCTCGGCGTGGAACTTAAAGATTCCCGAACACCCGCTGAGATTATTGCTGAACGGCTTGCCCGCTTAAAAGCAGGAGCCACCATCATTCAAGGCGAGCTTGTTGATCACACGGACCAGAAAGAAGCAGAAGTTGTTTTGGAGTTAACGGAAGAAGACCCCAAAATTTTTACCCCCCAAAGCTCTGATCCGAGCTCGACATCGGAACAACTTTCCCAACCAGCAATCTCTGAAGAGGAGCTCGACGAGCTACGATGACAACCGAACAACTTTTGGAATTAGCACAGCTGCACGCAGAGCGGCTCGAGAACGACATCAAGCTGGCCCGCACAAGGGACGAACATATTCGAGTAACGGCTCGCGCTAATGAAGCAGCGGAGATGGTTAACGGATTGTTGAAACTTCAATCAAATGAGCCGCAGCCTGTTCGCAACATCAGCGGCATGGGATTTATAGATTAATTACTAAACTATGCTAGATGCTAGCATAGTTAGTAATTAACGGTTTGTCAAGAGGAGAACGGCATGGGACGGCTAGAGGGTGACTGCACAAAAGAACCTGCGCCAAAAGACGGCGCGAGCGATATGGACGATTTGCTGTGAGCACCTTCAGTAATTTTTACCCACCGAAGGCGGCGAGCAAAACGGATTGCTTCTGGTGCGGCGAGGAACTTAATCCAGACGGCGTGTGTAAAAGCTGCGCCACAACTCAACGGCCCGCCTCAACCACTTCCTAATAACGGCGTGCGCCTGAGCGCATACATATATACAAAGGTATGTCGCGTAGTAATTTACACCTAAATTACAACGGTAATAATGCAGGAAGATTTGACGGCCAGCTCTGATTAGATCTACACATCCAAATAACTTTTCCAAGCTGTAGCTGAACGTCGGATTTTGTGTGCACGCACAAATATGCAGGAAGGTCACCAGCACGTAGCTGCAGATCACCGTCAACATCCAAACAACTTGAGACAGCGGCCCGCCGCCAGATCAAGAATTTTTACCCCCTGAAGATGGCCAGCTCCAGATCCCTGAACAACTTATGAACAACTTTGGCTGCCAGGTTGACAGAGCTTGACAAGCCAGGTAGGATTAGGTTTTGCAACCTAGCGGCCGCAAAACTAAAAAGGGCCCTTCAGCTTCCAACTTCCAAATAACTTTTACCATCCCAAGCTGCAGCACCAGGTGCCAGGTTTTTGCAGGGGTAAAAATTTCTGATCGTTTCGGGCCCGAGCTGTGGAACTTCCAAATAACTTTGTAACTAGATGACAGCTGTAGGTTGCAAACCAAACACTTGCGCAGATAAAAAATTTATAATAGAATCGATGGCGTGATAGAGACATTAATACTTTGGCAGTTGACTCGCATTCGAGACGACATAGACAACGACCCTTATGGTGAACAAGACTGGATTGTTGGGATGTTGGTCTTGGGATCCACACTGTGGCCAGTCGGAGTTTTTCTGGTGGCGAGGCATCACACAGGTCTGAACATCTTTCGTTCCTTACTAGCAGCTGCAGCCTTGGCCAGCGTTACTCTCTTCATCAACCCGCTTATCTATGTTGTGGTAGCAGTTGTTTTCTTTGTCGGAGCGATTTGCTATTTTGACAGGGAGAACATAGAATAGTTTCTGAAGCACCTGCTTCAACAAAATGACGGAAGGACAACCGTGTCAACAATTACAAAAGTAGCGGCATTACCTCAATGCGACTTCTGCACAGATAAAGCAAGATTTGACGGCATGACAACATACGGCCCGTGGGGCAATATGTGTGAACCACACTTCGATACATACGGCGTCGGCTTAGGAACAGGCAAGGGCCAGCGGCTCGTCGAAGAAGGAGAAGATGTTGTGATGTCGTGGGGCGAGCTCGCGGATCTCAATCACGGCAAGCAAGTAGAACTATTCGGTTTCTGCAGTTGCGAAGACTTAGAACCGCACGAATACCCGTATGAAGATTGCGGGCGTGCATGAGAGTGCCGAGCAAGTTGTATCACGCAGCACCAGAGTGCGTGTTCACGGACATCAACGGCGAGGGATTAAAGTCCCACTTCGGAGAAATTTACGCGGCGTGTACTCCTGCGGATGCAATGAATTTTATGTGGTTCAGACTTCTAGACCACCCGCACTACAAGTTCGAGAACGGCAAGGTAGTCGGCATGGACTTAGAACGGCATGACCGCATCTACGTATTTGAAATTTCAACTAACGGCACGTCCAAACAACGGTGGCGTGCTGGGACTGACCACTCCGCTGCATTCTTTGGCGGCGCGGAGAGTTGGGTGTACGCGGGTAAAAAGATTGAACGGCACGCCCTAACGGGAGTCTCGTACTTCACCCGTGAGATGGTGGAGTCAGCAAGATCCGCTGCAGCGTCGAAGTAACATCCAAATAACTTAAACCCGTGGAGCTCACTGCGAGCCCACGGGTTTATTATTTTGCTATGGGTAAAAAAGAACGGGATGAACTGCGTCGTTTAACACGGGGCGTGCCTGGAAATTATGTGCAGAACCAGAAGTCCCAAGTCTTTGAAGACCGACGCACGAAGCGTCGTAGAACCCGCGGGGTAAAAAACTCAGAGGCCATCAGTGAATCGGCCGATCACGATTCAACTTCCAAATAACTCAAAACCACAGAACCACAGCAAAAACCCAACTCCTCAGATTTTTACTCACGCTCAAATCGCCAGGGCCCCAGGCCAGTCCAAACTTCCAAATAACTTTTTGATTACCAAGATGTCTAGTCAGGTGTGGCGAGATTTGCTTTTATCAGGTAGATGATGTAATGTTTGTTATGCCAAGTAAAACGACGAAGGGATACAAATGGCAAAGGTAGTGAACATAAGCACCATCTCGAAAGATGATTTCGAGGGAATGATTTCTGCGTTCATCACAGATGAGCAGTGGGAAAAAGTTGCTGACGAACTAGAAGGTCGTGCCGAAAACTTTCTTGATGGTTTGCTCAGCGACATCATTGAAGATTACAAAGAAGGCGTAGGTGTCTTTGATGATGAACTGTAATTGGTGCGGAGATGAAATAAAGTCAGGCTTATACGAAAATCACAAATGCATAGAAGAAAACGAGGAGAACTAAATGGCGACCTATAAAATCTATGCGACCCTCACCAAAGAGTATGTGGTTGAGGTGGGCGAGGCAGAGAGTGAAGACGACGCCATCAACAAACTTGATGACTGGATTTCAGATGACTTCGAGGATTATGAAATCAACGCCAAGTGGGATTTTGTTGCTGTCAATACTGACTGCTGTTCCCACGACTCTCACGAAAACTATTGCGATTGTTGTATGAGCACTTGCGAAAAGTGCGGAGATGTGAAATAATAAACCTGTTCCAAATGGAACTATCCAAAACGACGAAAGGATAAAAATGCCAAACTGGGTATTCAACAACCTGACTATTACAGGTGAAGAGCAAGACCTCAAGAAGTTTGCTGAGAAGGCAAGCAAGCCACACCAGTCCTACTGGATGGATTGGACAACAAATGAACAGAAAGAAGAAACTGAAAGCAGAGTTATTTCTTTCTGGAACTTCAAAGAGCCAGAGAACAAGCAACTTTACTTTGCTAACTCTGACTACAAGCCTGAAGGCTATGACCAACTAAGTGTTGAAGAGAAGATGGCTATCTCTATGCAATTCAAGTCAGATGGTTGGTATGACTGGAACTGCCGTGAGTGGGGCACGAAGTGGGATGCAAGCGACCCATACCTTGAAGACAACAGCGAGAAGGGCGAACTCCGTTATTCCTTTAGCACGGCTTGGTCTCCTGCGGAGGGTGCATACCAAGCAATGGTTGAACAGCACCCAGAACTGTCCTTTGAGTTTGATTGCGAAGAGGAGCAAGGCTGGGGTGTGAAGTTTGCCAGCGAGAACGGCGAGTTGATTGTGGTGGAGGAGTGGGACATCCCAAATAGCCACGCTGATTATGTGGCGAGGGATAACGCAGACGGATGTTCCTGTGCCCACTATTCGGATGAACCCGAGGAGTGGTATGAGGACTGCCCTGACCGAGAAGAACGGCTCGCCCAAGAAGCCAAAAAGACGGAAGAAGTAGTTCAGAAGTTTGAAGACATCAGCGAGATGATTGTCTAAGAACGGCACGGCGTGGGTGGGGTAAAAAAGCCCCACCCATACCAAACGGCAGGGTAGTATTAGTTTATTGAAACGGAAGGGTAAAAACGGGATGGAAGAGAACGAGATTCTAGACGCGGAGCTTGTAGAAGACGGCTCGCCTATAGAGGTAAAAATAGTAGACCCGCAGCCTGTAGAGCGCTCGCTAGGTTACTTCGCGCTTGACGGGAACTACGGAGACGCTAGCGGTCTGCTCGTATTGGAAACTACATTTTGGAGAGAAGTAGATTGGGAAATCCTCGAGTCAGCATCGGATAGCCAGCGTGCAAATGTCGCACGGTTAATAACGGAGTCCTACGAGAAGCCTGAGGAGATGTCGGTGTTGTATGACAAGTTCGAGCAATACGGTATTGACCTCGATAACTTTATGCCGCGGGACCAGCTTGACAGTTAGGCCCTTGATAGGGTAAAAATCTTACGTGGGTTTCTTCGTCGTTATCCCACGTAGACCTGAGCAAGTCACAAAACTGCTCACCTTTTTTTTGGCGCTCGCCATTTTTATCCCCACAGGGTCAGGAAATAAATCAAAAAGTTTTGGTGTTCTACTTGACAATGGCAGGAAGATGAAATAATCTTTTCCTGTCAAACGACGAAAGGACACCCAAATGGGATACACCCATTATCTAAAAAGAAGTCTCGATAGTAACGAGCCTGAACTTTATGAAAAGGTTCGTAAAGGTTTTATCGAGTTAGTAAAAAAAGCTGACCTCAATGGCATAACAGTTGCAGATGCTTTTGGAGAAAAAGCAGGTGCGTGGCAAGCAGATGGCGAGCGCATCGCTTTCAATGGCATTGAACCACAAGCGTGTGAAACTTTTCATTTCTCTCAGATAGTGCCACCTGCACCTGATTGGGATAAAGATGCAAAAACTTCTTTCAACTTTTGCAAAACACAAATGCACCCTTACGACACTTTAGTTTGTGCAACCCTAATACTCATCAAAGATGTTTTTGGGAAGCAAGTTGAAGTTTCCTCAGATGGGGGGTGGGAAGAGTGGTCTGAGGGTCTAGCCCTCTACACCTCAGTTTTCGGAAAGACCACGACACCTGAAAATCTTTTTGCTGAAGAGTTTGCACATTTAGCAGAGAGATGGTAGATTAGTTTTCACTAGCACCAACAACGACGAAAGGACACCCAATGCTAGATAACACGAAAGAAGTTCAGGGCGTAGGAGTTTATGCAGAGTTCCGTAAGCCCGGAGCAACAATGCAAATAATCATCACCCCTGATGGTTACACAACAGATGGCAAAGATGTTCCTGCCAATTTGTTTCGCAGAGTGGTAACACCTGCTTCCCCAAAGAAACAATGGCGTAACTCTCCAATACCTAATCACGCAATAACTGAATTAGGTGGAGTAATGCTTGATGATGAAAAGAAAGAAGCGTTTGCTACTCAAAGATTGTTTTTCGCTATGGATTTGTTTGATGCGATAAACAATGGTGGTTGGCAGATTGTAAAAGATGCTTTCCTTGTGGAAGTATCAAAAAAGGATTTAGAAGAAATCCGAACAGGTAAGACACCCAACAAGTTGCTTTATCGCATTGGTTTAGTGCGTGAAGCAAGCGAGTTCCCTGAAGAACTCATAGCGTAGAGAGAAAAGGACATAGGGAAATGGAAAATGTAAATCTTAGAGAAAAATACTCTTCACTAGGTGGGAGTAGCACACTATGGCAATTCGCTGAAGAAGTTGTTGCACAGGCAGTATCTGAGAGTTCAACAAAAACTCTTTCAGCAGTAGTGAACCCTGCGGGGCGTTATGTTGCTCGCGCAAGTGGTTCTGACAGAGCGCCACGCAAGTCAAAGCAAGTTATTAGTGTCGAGAGTATGGAAGGCGCTGAGTCTTATGCTCGACCAAATGGCGATTTGTATTTTGGTCGCAAGTGGGGCGAACACTCAGATGTTATGGCACTTCGCAAAGCGAGAGAAATGACAATGAAGTCTTTCGCAGGTGAAGGTGGTTCTCCAATGTTCGCACTTATTTATGGCGCTCCGGGTTGCGGAAAAACTGCGATGGTCGAAGCAGCGTTTGGTGAAGATGTTGTCACACTTATGGGAACAGGTGACACAGAAGTCGCTGACTTAGTTGGTGGCTATGTCCAAACTCCAAGTGGTGGTTTCGATTGGGTTGATGGTGGTTTGATAGATGCCGCCGTCAATGGCAAAGTTTATTTCATTGACGAAATTGGTTTGATTGACCCAAAGGTTTTGTCACTTGCTTATGGTTTGATGGACGGACGACGCGAGTTAGTTGTCACCGCAAATCCTGAGCGTGGCACTATCAAGGCTCACGAAAACTTTTTCGTAGTCGCTGCGACAAATCCAAATGCTCCGGGAGTTAGACTTTCTGAAGCGTTGTTATCTCGTTTCACTATTCAAGTTGAAATGACTACTGATTGGGCGCTCGCAAAAAAGCTTGGAGTTCCAACTGCGATGGTTACTGCTTCACAAAATCTTGCTAAGAAGCAAGTATCAAATGAAGTTTCTTGGTCTCCACAAATGCGAGAACTTATTGCTTTCCGAGATGTTGCGAAAACTTTTGGCAATACTTTCGCTATCTCGAACCTTCTTGCCTCTGCCCCCGAAATAGACAGACCTGTCGTTGCCGATGTGCTGACAAGGGCTTATGGGGAAGAGGTCAAGCCAGCGAAAATCTAACCCCTATGTCGGATTTTCGTTGAACAGGTGGGGGGCGCTTCATTGGGTGTCGCGCCCCCTACTCTCCCTACTTGACACCCAAAGCATTTTCATTATAGTATTTACCTGTCTCGGACAAAGACATAAATGGAAGGAACGACGAAATGGCACACATAAAGATTTCTGCCACTAGAGCAGAGTCCACTCCGAAAGAGTGGTTAGGCGTAGGCGCACAGATAGGCGAACTTGTAAATACTTGGTCTGATAGGTCAGACCTAATCGCTTATGTAGGTGAAGGTGCAGGTGGTAGCGCACCAGCGTGTTACAACCCTGCGCTCGCAGAGGTTGAAGTAAATACAGAGATTGCGTTTGGCAAAGTAACAACTCCAATGATGGTTGGAGATTTACGCGAGCGCACTCAGCAGTATGAGTTTCCTAAAGCAACAGGCGCAATACTTCACGAAGCGTTTCACGCAAAGTTTTCTATTTTTGACATACCAAAGGCTCACAAAGATTTAGAAAAAGATGAAGTTGAAGCTTTGATGTTACTTGAAGAAGGTCGCATTGAAACTCAGGGTGTTTGGCACAAACCTGACTCTCTAAACTTTCTACGCTCTTGCGCGATGGAAATAGTTATCGCAGATGCAAAAGAAATGGAAGCAAGCACTTCAACTACTCAAAGTTGCGCTAGTGCGATTGGTTTAGTGTTGGCTCGCGTTGATGCGGGCATCATAGATGCTGATGAAGTTGCAGGTATCGAAAAGCAGGTTTTAGATTTCTTAGGTGAAGAAGTTGTTTCTAAGTTGCGAGAGATTTCTAAAACTTTCCGCGAAACTATTATTGACTTCCCAACTCAGGGAGAAACTCTTCTCTATCCATTAGCAAAAGAGTGGGCGAAGATTATTCGCGATGTGAAAGAAGAGAAGGGCGAGAAAGATGAGCAGATGGCTCAGGCTTTCGCTCAGGCTCTTATGGAAGCATTAGAAGAGGCTTCAGATGAAATGTCAGTTTCAACAAGTATGGCGCTATCAGACCAACAAATGTCTGAGGAAATGGCAGAGGAAGCAAAAGCAAAAGCAGACCAAGCCAAAGAAGAAAATGACAACAAAGATGTGGCAAAAAAAGTTTTCAATAAATCCACAACAGAAACAGGTGGAAACACAAACTCGACTCTTGTAGAAGTTCGTAAGCCAACTAGCGCAGAGCGCATCGCGGCAGTTACGATTTCTAAGATGCTAGAAAAAGCAAAGTATCGTGACAGAGATGCGACAGAGATTACTTCAATTATTCCTCCCGGAAGATTGCGCTCTCGCGCACTCGTCCAAAATGCCGCGATGAAGTCACGCGGAATTGTGCAACAAACAGAAGCGTGGCGTCGCACAGTTCGTAAGCAGACAGAAGAAACAACTCTTACAGTTGGCGTGATGGTGGACATTTCAGGTTCTATGGGAGATGCGATGAAGCCAATGGCTACAACTGCGTGGGTTATGTCTGAAGCAACTCGCAGAGTTCAAGGAAGATGTGCGATGGTTTATTATGGTTCAGATGTTTTTCCTACCTTGAAGGCAGGACAACACCTTGAAGAAGTTCGTGTCTATTCTGCGAGCGACTCAACTGAAAAGTTTGACAAAGCATTTCGCGCACTTGATGGCGCACTAAATCTTCTCAATGGAAGTGGCGCTCGCTTACTTGTAATTGTTTCAGATGGACAATACACACACGAAGAAAAAATAAAGGCTCGTCATTGGACAAAGCGTTGCGCCGAGTCAGGCGTTGCGGTTCTATGGCTTCCTTTTGATGGCGGTCATTACGCCAAGTCTTTACTCGATAATAAATCGGGCGTGGTAATGTCAGGTGTGCTTGACCCTGTATCGGCTTCCGTAGAAATCGGAAGGACGGCAGAGCGAGTTCTAACAAATGTGGGAACGCGGTAGCAATACGGCGAACTCTCAACCTGAGTCTTGTTATGCGTCCTTCCAGCGCGTTGTCCAAACAAGATGAAGGTAAAAGTGGAAGCCCCGTCGGTCACGGCGGGGTTTCCCACCAAACGACGAAAGGCGGGTAAAAATGGACGGCATACAACCACTACTTGACAATGTAGGTGCAACAGTTGAGTGGGATAGCGGTTTGCCGATGCACGAAGATAAACGGGACGCGATGTTTTATTGCGACGGCAACTCTTCACGATTTGTGGCAGGGGTAAAAATAGCTGAGTTCTCGGTAGACATTTATTGCGACGGCATCACCGATGTTCGTGATAGAACAAATGGCCAGCGTTATACATACGGCGGGGATTTAATAATGCACGACTACACGACGGACGAGTTGTTAAATCAGGCAACCGAAAGCGGTGACTTAGAGATTGTCAATAACAGTTGGTTCGATTTGTATTGTGATGGCGAGCATCTTGATACGGTGACGCACGATGTGTGGGACGCAATACGGAGTGCTATTTCTTGGTTACAAGAAGAGAAGCAAAACGCACAAGCCATTGAAAATGTTGGCTTGGAGATGGTGTAACGGGTAAAAATAACGGGTAGGAGAAAACGACGATGGCAAGAGTTATTCAGTTGATGTTGGTAGAAGCAGAAAGCGCAGAAGACGCAAAGCGGTCTGTTCTTGGTTTGCTTGAAGGTGATGGTTCGCCTACACCTGATTGGTCGGATTATCACGATGTAGTTGAGTTCTTCGACAAGGAAGAAGCGGTTCCCTACTCAACAACCATTGGCAAGATGATGTTTAACGAGATGGTTGCAGAACGGGAAGCTGAACTGAAGAGGTATTACGACCGGGTAAAAAATTTCGATTTGAAAAAATCTGTTGAAAATTACGACCCGTTCAAGTCAGGTGGTTACACAGAAGATGACTTCCGTATCTATGAGATTAGAAAGATAGCCAGCATCTTGGAAGATAGATGGACTATGGATAGTGCCGTCTATGACCTAGAAACTTGGTCAGCAAATCTCAAAGCCTTTAGAGAGCGTTGCGAACTTGCCCCTGAGATGCAATACCTAGTTGCGGTGAGTTTCCACCACTAAGCGACACGCCCAGCAAAATGTGTTTGACAAGAGTGCAGGGAAGTGCAAGAATACTTCCAACGACGAAAGGAGTAGAAATGGCGAAAAAACCCGTCATTATTTACATACATTGTTGGAGATGCGGAAGCCCGTTCTCCATCAAGGAAAGTGATTACACACATCACGCAGGGTGCGGTAAATGCTAAGCGTTTGCGTTAGATGCGGTTGGGAACTCCATCAAGACTTTGGGTGGGTAGATGCCTTTGGCGAACTCACTTGTTCAGATGGTATAGCCCATCAACCATCAAAAGTATCAAAACTTGTTACCAAATCGTTACCAAAAAGTGCTTGACTTGACTTGACAGATGTCAGGAAGGTCGTGTAATGTTCTATCTATCAGGGAAACCTGAGAACCTCTCTGAGGAAGTCTCTGAGAGAAATGACGAAATGAAAAGGAGTCTTAGTTATGTCTAAGGCAACAGTTACAAAGACAGTAGCAACACCAGCAGTAGTAGAAGTAACAACCACAGTTGAGACAAAAGCAAATGCCGTTTATCTCGACAAAGCAACCCAGATTGTGATTGAGCAGTTCATTGAAAAGCGTGACCTCATTACAAAGATGGAAAAAGAAAAGAAGGAACTAGAGGCACAAATCAAGACTTATCTTGGTGAGGCTACACAGGGACTTCTACCAGATGGAACTCTCCGTCTTGAAGTATCACACCGCGAGCGTCGCGGTATTGACACCGAAGCCCTAAAGACCGCCTTTCCAGAGGCATACGAAGCAACACAAACCCTTAGCAAGTATGTGGTGCTAGTCGCTAAGTAAAAAGCAGTAACGAGAAGCCCCCGCAGAGATGCGGGGGTTTTTCTTTTGTCCAGATGCGTGCGGAATTGCGGGGTAAAAATTCCGGGAGCTGAAGCAAAAAATCCAGGTCAGCAGCAAATTCCTGCACCAGGTGCGAATAACTTTTCAATGATGCACGGATTATTTGGTGACTTTCTTGCAAATGATTGACAAAGATGCAGGAAGGTGTTAGATTACTTCCAACAACGACGAAAGGATTGTTATGGCAAAGCCAAGTGTTACCAAAGTAAAGAACTGGGAAGTTGTCTATGACAGCGACTTAGTATCAGTTGCAGTTGGGACAGCAGAGTTTCACCAAGACTATTGGGCAGTTACAAACAAAGTAACAAAGAAAAAGAAGTATTACTACGGAGAGATGGCTTGGGCAGACTCCCGTCGTGAAGCAAGTGACATTGACTTCGGAGCGTGGAGTATTAACTAAGCGTCGAAGAACAAGAACTCCCGTGTCGAAAGATGCGGGAGTTTTTCTTTTGTTGGAAAGCTGCCGCTGCCGCTGGGGTAAAAATTTTTGATCGGCCCGGTTTATGTAATGGTGAACAACCAAACAACTTCACAATGATGCACCTGCGGCGGAGATGGTGGGTGCGGTGGTGGTGGCGCTCGCAAAAGAAATGTTTGCGACACGCTAGAAATGAGTTTGACAAAGTTGCAGGTAAATGAAATGATTACTTTCATACACGGAGTCCAGCAGTGGTCACCTGAACGACTTGAACTCTAGAGGGTCGGAAACAAGATGTTGCTCCGTGTATACCTAAAAATGACGAGAGGACAACTCAGATGGCACAGATTGAATTAACTGAAAAAGAAGCAGAACTATCTGCGATGGGTATGGCACTACTGCTTACCTTTATGCAAGAACAACTCAACAAGCATAAAAATCATAAAGATTACTCAATGGATAAGTTGTTTGCGTTAATGGAAATGTATGCAACAACAGGTGATTTGTGGGTGCGGTATCAAATGACTACAGGACTCACAAGAGAAGAGATTTCTCAATATATCTCAGAGCAGGAAGGATAAAAATGGCGACAGTAAAAAAGCAGATTAGACCTGAAAATGGTTTAGTAGCACCACTACCATCTAGTGCGGACAAGTTGGAGTTTATGAATTCTACTTATCCAATAGGTTTTGGTTTCTCTGAAAAAGGAAATCTACTTATGTTTGTTCACGACCACCCAGTTGAGGGCGAAGCACCAGTTGTTCTAGAACACCTTATTGCACCGAGAGAGTTGCAAAAAATTATTGAAGCAGCACAAGACACTTTAGATAATCTGGGTCGTCACTTGATGGGTGTAAAGCCCCGTGGGTAGAAGATTTAAGAAAGTAGATGAAATAGATTTACAAATACTTTCGGATTTAGAAGTGTTCTATAAAGAGTTTTCTATCTCAAAAAAGAGAGTAGATAGACTAATGAACTCTGCTCTAAAAAATAAAATACCTTGCAAATATATATCTGAAGTTACGGGACTTTCTCTCTACACAGTAAAAAATCTTGCGGAGAAGAAAAGAAAAGCTGAAGGGTTAAAAACAAAATGACAAATAAAAAAGATGCGGTAGAGCAAAACTTTGCGTTTGTAATAAAACTTTCTGGAATTGTTTCTGCTAAAAATGAGGCAGAAGCAAATAAAAAAATAAACTCGCACCTAGACGACCTAGGGGCAATAGACTCCGATAAACACGACCTGCATTGGCCTGATGTTTCTTGGGAAATGGAGTATGCACTATGAGCAAGGAAGTAGAAGAACTAGAAGAACTAGAAGAAGAAGATAGCGAGTTTCTAACTGCGGGGTTAGTTGGCGAGTATCTTGAACAAGAGTTTGATGAGAACGAAATTGTTTCTTACAATATCTACAGTAAATCAGATGTTGAGTCAGACCTTGGTGTTGAAATCACAGACGAACAATGGATAAAGTTCCTTAGACTCTGGGAGAACGATGAAGTCCTCAATGAAGTCCGTGCGCAAGTGTGGCTAGAAGCAGTGGATACTATTCGTGAAGAACTCGGAATAGAAGAAGAAGAAGAGTGAAGGGGTAAAAATGTCGGCAACTGAAGACAGAAAACACTTACGGGATATGTCTATCCAAGAGTTAGAAAAGATTATTTGCGAAGAGTGCAAAGAACCTGAGAAGACACTAGACCAATACTTGTGTCCGAACTGCTCCAAAGATGATGACAGACTCTGTGTTGATTGTTGCGGTTGTTACGATGACTGAACCTTTTTATGGTTACCAAACTTGCGATGCGTGCGGTGTTCCCAAAGAGTGCCAGAGTCAAGAAGAAGTTGTTGATAATGGCATCGCATTTAATTTTCAAGAGTTAGGTTACTACGGGGGTTTCATAGACAATGCTCCAGCGATGGGGGATAAAAATCTGGAGTGGAACCTATGTCACGAGTGCATACTTAAGATGTTACAAACTTTCCCGATGCTTGCGGCTAAGTTACCGAGAGGTCTTCACCCAACTGACGATAAAACCAAGCCCTGCTGTGATTGGGCTTGGAAGCACGAAGGAGATGCTATGACAGGAAGAACTTACTTTGCTGATGGTTTGGGGGGCTGGAAATAATGAGTGAGAGCATAGACAAGATAAATCTTTCGCGGACAGTTTTATTTGTGGGTGACTACTTCAGCCTGATGACCACAGTTGTCCTTGAGGAGAGCAAGCGTGCGGAAGGCGAAGATGATGATGATTTCGCTATTCGCTTGGCAAAACAGTTTATGTTGGGCTACTACGGGTGGGACTTAGAGGCAGTAGCCAATGAGATTGGGATTGTCGAGGAGTGAGCTCCTGAAGGAAATCAGGGTAAAAATTTTGTTTTATTCTAGAGCTCCAGCACACGCAGCTGGAGCTTCGCGCTCGCGGTGTGTTGATGAGGCGGGACTGCTACCCCCTGCCGCACCCTCCGCCCGCAACCCCTAGCGGGGGAGAGGTGTCGAGTCTTTTCCTATCACTTCCCTGTATGCGGTTTAGTATGTATCTATGGCTGATGTAGAAATCCTTGACTCCTCTGTTCACCCAAACCCTGAAGGTGAGAGGTTTGTTGCTGCGTTGATTGACGATGCTAATGATGGTCGCGTCAAGTTAGTAATTATGTTCGAAGAAGAAGGCTATACGGCTGTTCTTGATTTAGATACTTTAATAGAAGAAGAAGATATCTCTGCAAAAAAGCACACCCAAGATGGTGGAAGATACGACTTTCTACTTCGTGATTTGCTCTGGGAGTAGTAATGACAACGATGGTAGCAGTGCAAGGACCTACTTGGGCAGTCGTTGGCTGCGACAGCCAAGTTACTGAAGACAATAAAATTTTTATCCTTCCTAAAGATAATCCGAAGATAATGAGAAATGGTCCTTTCTTGTTTGGTGCTGCGGGCGATATGCGTGCTATCAACTTACTTGCTTATCAGTTCAAGCCACCCGTTCCACCCGTGAACTGTTCTGGAAGCAGACTAGACAAATTCGTTTCAAGTAAATTCATACCTGAGTTGAAATCATTGTTTGATGAAGTTCAATACGGGGAAAAGGGAAACCAAGAGTCAGAAATCCTCTGCGTTGTGCACGGACGCATCTACGAGATTGGCTCTGGTTACGATTGGTGCCGTGACCAAAGCGGAATTTATGCGTTTGGTTCTGGAGGAGAATACGCTCTGGGTTCGCTGCATAGTCAGCTTGAGGGTAAAAAATTTACGCTAACTGCTGTGCGTGCTGCGGTTCGGCGCTCGCTAGAGGTTGCAACAAGGCTTGACCCTAATACTGGTGGTCAGTTGCTCATCTCTGTTCAGCAAGATGAGTGCCGTCAGCCAGGCTAACCATCTACAAAAAGTTATTTGGAAGTTGAAAAGCCCCTCTCCGCCCTGACCTCAAAAGTGTTAAGACAATTCGGACATTTTGACTGTGGTCTTTATCACAAAAAATTATTTCATTTTCCTGCCATTTCGACTTGACTTTCCTGCATTTCTGAGTAAAGTTCTCTATGTAAGAACAAAACGACGAAAGGAAAGACAATGCGAGGACTACCTGATAGTGCGATTTACGGAACTTACAAGCGTCTAAAGCCACGCCGTAGCCGTAGAAGCCGACAGGAACTTACCTTCCTAGAGGTAGTGCAGGAACTCCTACACGCTCTCTATGTCTGGAACTTGCGCCGAAAGGCTCGCCGATAGATTTGACAAAATGCAGGAAGATGTAATAAACTTATCCAGTAAGACAAAATGACGAAAGGAAACAAAATGTTCGACAAAGTGCTAGAGGCAGTATTTATGTTCGACACTTCCAAGTGGAAGCAAGAGCGCAAGTATGTAGTGCGCCGTAATGTTGTATTCACTCTAATCGCAATAATCGCGCTCGCCGTGATTTGGACAGTTGCAAAGAACTTGTGGTGGACAGAAAATGGTTATTGCTGGGGCGACATCATTGAGTGTCAGTTTGGGGGCAAGTAATGCGTAAGGGAAGATTTGGTCAAGACCTATCTGAGATTTCAGATAGCGACTTCGCGGACTTCCTATTGAAGTTTGCCTTTATGACAGACGCACAATTAGCAGAGCGTGACGCACTACCAACAAAAGAAGCACGGAAGGCGTATGTAAGAAACCTTCCTCTCCCGAAGATTGGGGGCTGAAGATGTCAGGGGGTAAAAAAGCTGGCACAACAGCGCCGACTTGGGACGAGTTTGTTGAGTGCACGCCGTATGTTGATGGGAAACCTAGACCTGATTTACTAAGTGACCAAGAAACAATGTGGCAGAACAAGTTTTATGTGGTGTTTAGGAAATACCTAACAGCACACGGAGCAGATGGTCCGATGCACCTCAGCATTAGACATCAACAGCGCAAGGCTATTCGAGATTGGCGTCATTTCCAACGCATCAAGAACGAACTTGCGGGTGCTCAACGAGAAGCAATAGAGATTTTCCCACCTGAAGCATTGTTAGTTGATGGTGCTAATCAGTATCACTTGTTTGTTTTAGCGATGGGAGATACAACGCCTTTTACTTGGAAGACGGGTCGTGCCGTTTCAGGTGAAGATGGTGGAGAAGAGATGGAACGCAAAATGCGTGATATGGGTTTCGACCCAAAGCACACAGTCCAACGACCGAGAGATGGAGAGTAAAAATGAAGAGCCAGCGTTTGGCTGAAGAAGCAGCAAAGATGTATGTAGATGGTTTGGCAGTCGAGGCAGTAGCCCAGAAGTTGGGAGTTGCCTACAGGACAGCACGCAAAGCCATTAGAGCAGGTGGGGTGGAGTTTAGAGACCCATCTCAAAGATTAGTTGGGCGAACTCGCCCAGATAGGAGCGTAGTCAATGCCTAAGAACATTGTTTGGACAGCGTTGATTTCTGCGCTCGCCGTTGTAGGTTCAATAATCTCTGCGGTATTTGGTGCATCTGATTTAGTGATGGCGTTTGGTGCAACAGCAATTTCGTTTGCCATCTTGAGTGGGAGAGAATAAATGTGGTTATTTACTGATACAGGTTTTGTTAGTGCGGTTGTTTCAAAGGAAGACCGAACTAAGATTTCTGTTCGCGCTCGCGATAAGAAGTCGTTAGAAGGTTTTGTGAAGATGTTCAGGGTAAAAATTGTAGAACTCGAGCATCGTGATTATGAATATCGCATCTACCTGACAAAAGAACAACTGACTCAATGGCTTGCAACCCGAGTTGAGGAGTTGAACTATGACAATTTCAAGACTCAGGTGACAAAGACACGCGGTTATGATTTCGCGGAGCCTCTGCACGGAGTCTGGTATGAGATGTTAGAAGTGTCTGACAAGCGTAAAAAGACCAAAAAGGCAAGCACTTTAGGTTCACGCTGGTATGAGGAAGAATACAGTTACCCTCAGGCGTAGGTGCGTGTCTTGGTTTGACAGCCTTTTCTGCATCTGTGCTATGGTTTTATAGATGAAACGACACATTAGACAAAACGAAGGGCGTCCTAGCCCATTGGTTGCGAGTAACTAGCAACCTGCCCATGTCCCCTAACAAAGGAGAAGCAAATGCGAAACCCTTTATTTCGCCATGCCGAAACTACTACGTTTGGTGTGATAGCAGCAGTGCTAGCAGGAGCAGTCGTATGGAGTGCGGCAGCAAGTGCAGAAACTAATGAAACGAACGCAGGAGCAGCAGCACCCGCTGTTGTATTGGAAGAAGTGCGGCTCATCAATATGGCAGCAGCACGGATAGCTGGAGCTGAGTCCAAAGAGGAGAAGCTCCAAGAGGTAAAAAATCTAAGAACCCAGATGCAGCTTGAGCTGTTCGAAGACCGAACTGTTCCCCTTGCTCCTCTGGAACTGAAGACCTTACTCAGACTCGTTGGGTTTGAGGGTCAAGGCTTGAAGACCGCTTGGGCAGTTGTAATGACTGAGTCCAATGCTCGTCCTAAAGCCCATAACTCAAATACTCGAACAGGCGATAACTCTTACGGGTTGTTCCAAATCAATATGATTGGAGCACTTGGAGATGCACGCATTGAGAAGTTTGAACTCAAGAAGAACGAAGACCTACTCAACCCTGTGACTAACGCGGAGGTTGCTTTCCATATGAGTGGTGCAGGAACTAACTTCTCAGCGTGGAAGGTTACTGGATATAATAATGGCAGTGAAAGGTTTGAATCTTTCCTTGCTGAATACCCGACCAAAGGATAGTTATGAGTCAAGAACCAGAGCGTTTGTATGAGATGGAAGAGCCTAAGGCGCTCGCAGTTGAGCCTGAAACTCTCCCTGTTGTGATGGCTGAGCCAGCACCTGAGATGGTAAAGGTTGAAGAACCAGTTGCCATCGTAGTTGAGCCTGAAGTTGTTGCGGTTGAAGAACAGATCGCGCCAACTGACAAGAAGACCAGGGGTAAAAAATCCGTGGTCGGATCGCAGATCGCCGATGGAACTTCTGTTTATCTTTCTAAAGTTGTCTTTGAATCTGAGTATGCAAGGAACAGTAACTCTGTTGCTGTGCTTCAGATACGCCTAATCGAACTTGGTTATGCGACTGCTGGAGATGACAAGCAAGGTTGGATTAGTGCGGGAACTGCAAAAGCCCTTGAAGACTTCAAGAGTGATAACGCGGTTGCTTCAGACATCTACTCACAAGAGATGATTGAGGCTGTATTCGCTGGAACTTCAGTTGAGGTTCTCCCATAGTTTAGTTTTTACAACATCAACGCCCAGTGCATCTGAGAAAATCAGAACGCTGGGCGTTTTTGTTTGGACAACGCAAGGTGCGGGAGAGCTTGGCTGCCTAAATTTTTACCCCGTCAAGCTCTCCTGTGTCTCTGCTGCAAAAGAAAAACCCCCCAGTTTCCTAGAGGGTCTTCTTAAATCTATTAAGTTTTATGCTGTTGCTTGAATTAGAGCGTCTACATCTTGCTTGATTATGTAATACGCTACGGCACAGCCACGGCAATACTTCTCTGTTGCTGGGAGCCCTAGTTGAAAAGCATCTGTGCCTGAGAATACTAGGTCTGTGCTCTCACAGTTTGGAACTTTGCACTTCATTTGTTTCCCTTTCGTCGTTTGTTTCTATAAGGCGTTTGCCTTATAGGTAGAACTTTAACACCTTCCTGCACTTTGTCAAGCGACACGCCTACTCGACATTTCTTTCAATGTCTCTAGTTGCCCCACAAGTTGGACACTTCCACTCGTAGTATTCGGTGTCGTGTGACAATTCGATTTCGACATCTGCTTCGACATCTTCAACCTCAAACATCTTGCACTCTTCGTTATAGCAAGCCTCTGCACGAACATCACTCCACTCGTGCTGAGCCCCTGAGATTTGGTATTCGTTTCCTGTAACACCTGCGGGATAGTTGCTTGACATTTGTTTTCCTTTCGTCGTTTGCCTCTAAGTAGAACAATAGCACCTTCCTGCACTATTGCAAGTCGAATCGCTGTTTATTACATCACATTTTGATAACAAAAAACCCCCCCTAGAAAGGGAGGGAGGGTCTTTCGTTCGAGTTATCTAGGAGGCAACCAGTAACTCGCGGACTCGTTGTTCGGTGTCTTTAGCCAGAGCCAGAGTCTCACCCTCTTCCCCTGTGCCACCTGTGAGGACGACATCGCCAACGATAAAGTCAGAGCCTACCCAGAAAGTCTTGTCCCAGAGTTTCTGTGCGGTTTGATTGTGCGGTAGCCCAATGAGTTTGCCTTCCTCATTGACCCAGATAGTTAGGTCGTTTGCTAAGTCAATAGCCTGAACCCAACCACCTACTGCGGATTGTAAAGCTTGCAACCCTGTATTGTCCAGAGTTTTAATCTCACCTTCTGCGGTGATTACTAGAGCGTTTGTCATTAGTTGAATACCCCCAATACTCCAAGTGTTGCAATAATAACTACGGTTAGTATTGCCCCTCCTATACCTGCCATTTGTGCATCTAGGTTTTCATCTATCCAGTCAAGAATAAACATTAGGCAACCCTTCCCCAGATAATGTCCTGCACCTCTGCATCAGACATAGTGCGGTAAGTCATTGCTGTGCCTGTGTGTGTTTGCTCGTATACGGTGAACTCTGTAATAGAGTGAGAGCCAGTAAATAACTCTCTAACCTTTTGAACTGTATCAACGTGAAAGTTGTATTGACTTCCACCTGCGGTGATTGCAATTCCATAAGTCTTCATTGTGTGCCTCTTTCGTTTTGTCGTTATGCGGTGAGCCTCTCACCACACGCTTAATCTATCACCTTCCTGCACTATGTCAAGTCATAACCCCCCATATTTGATAACGATTTGGTAACAAAGTTTTAGCCTCTAACATCACAATAACCCCTACACACCTGACCAGACCTGACCACCTATAGCCCCCAGCCAGACTAACCAGCCAAGCACTAGGCACACCAGGCACACCTGGTCAGACTTACACAAGTTGTTTGTATCTCTAGCCAAAACATTTGCTACTCGTCAGTAGCTTCCTCCACCTCCTCCACCACCAGACCCACCACCTACTAACCCACCTACCTCTACTCACAAGCACCTAGCCCAAGCACTAGCCCCAAGCCTTGACCACCTTGACCACCTAGCCCAAGCACCAACACCTAGACAACACAAGACACACTCAACATTGACAAGCACAAGCACATAGACACAAAAAAGTAAGAGCCTCTCAACAAAGCAAGCACATAAACACAAAAAAATAACAAGATAATGACAACCTGCCTACTTTTTATAAAACAAAAACTAAAAAGCACACAACAAAGCACAAGAAAAAACAATCCTGGCAGCAAAACAAAAACCAACAAAACAACGAAAAAAAGCCCGGAACGATTTGGCAAAAGGCTATATATAAGCGGAGCCGTCTCACAGGCCAAAAGAAGAAATCGTTAAGGTTCATAAAATCGCTGCTGCCGTACAATGAAGTGGCTCCGTACGGCTCCTTTAAAAGCCTGTACACTAGGTAAGTGGAAATCCCAACTCTCCCTTTAGATGAAGTCACCTTCATCCAATCCTTACCGCGCCCGCAAGCTGAGTCTCGCATGCGAGCTTTGTGGGAGGTTGGCTGGTCCCTGCAATCAATCGGGTCCTCTCTCATCCCTCAACGCCCTAAGACCACAATCCACTTCTGGGTCAAACGAGCCACCCCTGAGCAACAACATAGGCAGGTCCCCTCACCGCCACCCCGCTCTCTAACAACTAGCGTTCCAACTAAGACTGCCCCTCGAGTCAGGACTATCTCTCCTGGCGTTCCTGAGCACCTTAAGAACGAGATTAAACAGTTATCTCTACAGGCACGTCTCTACAGGGCTAAGACTCCTGCAGGGCATCCTGTGGCTCTTGCCAATGACCAACTGACTGTTATGGTTAAAACCCTCTACACAATGGGCGTTCCTGCTCAGGCGTTGGCTGATTCCGCTGGTGTCTCTTACAGAGCTATGATTCGAAGGATTAGTAGATGAATACAACCTTCAAGAATAAAACTGGCTCCTACGCTCCCTCTGAATTGGCAATTGTTGTTTGGTCTAACCCAAAAGGTAGAGGCAGAGCCCTTGAGACTATGACTACAGAGGATTCAACCCTACCGATTGTTTTTCCTGCTACCTATTTAAAGAAAAACAGGGAGTGGAGTAATGCAACTTTTGTTTCTAGCGTTCAAGAGGTTTTTGACTTTATCTCCCAAAGCACTCGAAGCCACCCTTTAATAGTTCCAATGCCTATTGCTAAATCAGCTTTAGGCTGGGAAAACTTTTATGTACCAACCGAATATGTTGAGGAACAATGAAAAAGCAGTTAGATGTCTTTCCAGCAATCGTAAAACTCATTTCTCCGGGCGCCCTTTCCGAACTAAGCATGACCAGTGTCAAGGGAGATATGCCCCAAGGGACTAGGAAGTTGGACCGTTGCAGGGTTGTAGTTTTGAATGAGACAGTTTTGATAGCTGTGGATTCTCCAGAAGGTCCGCAACTTGTGTTTCGGGAAAAGATAGTTGAAATGATTAATGAAAAAGGCTTGGACAGGGTAAAAACCGAATCAGGCAAGATGCTGGCCTTCATAAAGGACACCAATTGCGGTTGTGGTTCTCGGTTGAGGGGTTGGAACCCATTCAACGGTATTGTTGCTTCTACGGAGGACCCAAGTGGAATTATTTGAGTTTACAGTTCTTGCTCTTGCGACCTTCCGAATTACCAGACTAATAACGCGGGACGTTATTACCGAGCCTATTAGGGCTAGAGTCTGGAAAAAGCGTCCTCCAGAGTCATCAAAGCTAGGTTACCTGTTTACCTGCGAGTGGTGTATGTCGATTTGGACAGCATCACTTATCTACGGATGCTTTATGATTACATCAGTAACTGTTATCCTTTTAGTGCCATTCGCACTGTCAGCGGTAGCAGGACTGTTGACTGCGTATGAGGACAAATAGCTCATGCTCCGTAACAAAGTGAAGGGTTAGACAGTGGCGGTATTCAAAAAAGAAGAACCAGCACAAGAACCAGTCGTCTCTGAAATTAAGAAACCACGTTCTAGTCGCCGTACGCGTACCACTCGTTCCCGTCAAGTTGTTGCGCCAAAAACTACTCCGCAATCAACAGGAATTCTTTCAGTCTTTAGTTCACCGAATTCTCCAGCTCCACTTTCATACAACACTCCTCGCTCTATGACTGCAGCAGCAGTCCAAGTCAAAGTAAATGACAAAGGCGAGTTCGAGCAATTTAAAAATCGTCGTTCCGCTTCTTCCTCTGCATGGCAAGCAGAAGCTTGGGAATATTACGATGCAATTGGAGAAATCAAATACGCATTTAACTTAGTTGCCTCTGTTGTATCTCGTATTCGTATTTATGCAGCAGCAATTGATGATCCTTCACAAGCTCCAGTTTCTGTAAATGAATCTCGAGTAGTTGAAGAACGTCTTGCATCTGCAGCAGAGCGTGCTCTAGATCGTCTAAACTCTGCATATGGCGGTCAAGCAGGTCTTCTTAAAGATGCAGCTCTCAATCTTTCAGTCGCTGGCGAGTGCTACTTGGTACAAATGCCAGCTCGCACAGGAAGTGGTGTTCCTGAGTCTTGGGACATTCGTTCTGTTGACGAAGTAGTAACAGATGCTCGTGGTGGATTTAATGTTATTGGTCGCCGCGAACAAGGTGCAGGACAAGGTGGCGGTTCTGCTTTTGGAGTAAGCAAACTTAATAAGAATGCATTCGTAGGACGCATCTGGCGTTCACATCCTCGTTATTCCGACGAAGCTGATTCATCACTTCGTGGTTTGCTTGATATGTGTGCTGAACTTCTTCTCCTCAACAGAACATTCCGTGCAACTGCACGTTCTCGTCTCAATGCAGGAGCACTTTATCTTCCAGACGGACTTTCTGTTGCTGCACAAGCAGACCCTAACTATCCATACGATTCTGAAGACGGAATGGGAGCGGGCTTCACAGCTGAAGAAGCAGAAGACGAATTCGAAGAACAACTTATCGATGCGATGACAACTCCGATTCGCGATGAAGAATCTGCGAGCGCTGTTGTTCCTCTCATCATTCGTGGTCCTGCAGAACTTGGCGACAAGATTAAGCAGTTCAAGTTTGAGCGTTCCTTTGACCCATCACTTGCAGAACGTTCTGACCGTGTACTAGAGCGCATCCTTCAGGGACTAGATGTTCCAAAGGACATCGTTACAGGTCTTGCAAATGTTAAGTATTCAAATGCAATGCAAATTGATGAATCACTTTACAAGGCACACATTGAGCCATTGATGCTTTTGATTTCAGATGCTCTAACAGTTGTTTACCTACGTCCATATTTGATGGCTAATGGTTTCACTGAGTCTGAAGTAAATCGAATTGTTGTTTGGTATGACCCATCAGCAGTTTCTACACGCAATGACCGTGCAGCAGATGCTGATTCAGGATTTGACCGTATGGCAATCTCAGGAGACACATGGCGTCGTGCTCATGGCTTCTCAGACCAAGATGCACCTACTCCAACAGAAGTTGCACTTCGACTTCTACAAGAGCGTGGAGCAATTACTCCAGAACTTACAGAAGCAATGCTCAAAGCAGTAGCGCCTGAAGTTATGCAAGCAGTTCAGCAAGTAAGTCAAGAAAATTCCGTTGCACCAATGTCTCCAGAGTTACAAACTCTTCTTGACGGTGCAATTGGTCAAGCTCAACCAACCGAAACGACACCAGCGACTGAAACACCCACCGAGGAGGCAGTACCCCCAACTGAGGAGGTTCAGCAATAATGGCTGAAGAAACTTGCCCCCCTGCAACACAAGATGTTGCTCTTAATCTTGATAACCGTAAAAAAGCAATTGATACTGCAATGTACGGTCCACTTAATTCAACAGAACCAAACGATGAGTATTGGCAAGCACTTGCTGACGAATGGCAAGTAGACGCTGAGACAGCAAAGAAACAACGTTGTGGTAACTGTGCTGTCTTTATTCAGACTCCAGAGATGCTGGACTGTATTGCTAACGGACTAACAGGGGAGCAGAATGATGAATATGATTCAATTCAAGAAGCTGGTGACCTCGGATATTGCGAAGCGTTTGATTTTAAGTGCGCTAGTGCTAGGACTTGCCGCGCTTGGGTTTCTGGTGGTCCTGTAACAGCTGCTGCTAAAAAGAAGATTGCACAAACACCTGCACCAAAGAAAGACCGTGTCAAAGGTTCTGACAAGAATTCAAAAGGCTCAGCTTCAGGTGGAAAGAAAATCACTTTTACTCCAGCAATTGAATCGTCTCTTCGCAAGAAGGTAGAAGAGCACAATGAGAAAGCTCCAAAGGGTCGCAAGACTTCTGTCTCAACCCTAAAAGCTGTATATCGCCGTGGTGCTGGTGCCTACTCTGTTTCACATCGTCCAGGTATGACTCGTAACCAATGGGCAATGGGTCGTGTAAATGCATTCTTGCGCCTACTTAAGTCTGGCAAGCCAAAGAACTCTGCATACAAAGCAGATAACGATTTACTACCAGCAGCACACCCACGTTCTTCAAAGAAGAACGCTTCTACAATTATCGCTTCAGGTTTAATTCCAGAAGAACAAGATTTAGCAGATGCGCTTATTGCAATTACTCGAAAGCATGGACCATTTGATCAAGATGGTGATGGAGTGTGGGCTGGTTACACACCTGCTTATGAGAACGAAGTTAAAGACATCGGAGTTAAGTGTTCAAACTGCGTATTCTTCCAAGGCCCAAATAAGTGCCAGATTATCTCCCTTGAGGTTGAAGCAGATGGCAAATGCCGCTTTGCTGTTCTACCAGAGGGTGCAGTGTCAGGTTATGACGTTCCTGTTCGCGATGAAGAAGACCTTGAGCTTTTACTTGCATCCGCTGAAGCAGATGCAGAACTTAATGTTGAGTTGAAGTCCGAGTTAGATTATGAAACTCCAGAACAAGCAATCTTTGCTATGACAGAATTTGCAGGTCTAGGTTATGAAGCAGAGTCTGCATTCCGTGCATCTTGGCTTCGTGCAGTTCGCAACAATGAAAACCCATTTAAGCGAGCAGCTGTTCTTGCAACAATGACATACGACAGCATGGATTCCGACCTTCTGCCGAAAAGGAAGAGCTAGCAATGGCCAAGTATTCAAAGACACCTAAGCAGCAAGCTGCTATTGCTATTGCAAAGAAGAAAGTTAAGACTCTTTCTCTAGAACAACAGAATGAAAGAATCCTAGAAGCAGGTTTTGACATAGTTAAATCTGCAAACACTAAATTCTCTGGTTCAAGACTTATTACTCGTAGAGCCGCTAAGTCTGTTATGACTCGTTGCTTATCTAAGTATGAGAACGAAACTTATTCGCTGCGCCGTATGCGCACTTTAAAAGAGCTTAATGGTTATATTCAACTTGCTCAGTACAACAAGGTTTTTTCCGTCTCTCCTGAAAATACAGACTTACTTCCTATTTCACACCCACGTTCAACTCGCAAGCATGAGCTCAGCACTGCAGAGGTAATGAAGCACCGTGCTCGTTGGATTATTGATGACCCAAATATTCAAGACGACACTGTTCGTTCAATTCTTTCTTCTGCTTTAACAGCACATCCAGCTTCACCTGAGTATGAATACTCTATTGCTCGCTTGCAATCAATGCCTCAAGGCTCTGTGCCTCAGTATGCACTTCTTGCTGCTCTAGGAGATGGAAACTCTCCTGCAGCCCGTCGTGCTCGTGCTATGCGTCAGCGCCGTGACCGTAAGGGTCGCTTTGCTGAAATGGGTGGCGGTCTACGTGCACTTATTCGTCGTATTAGTGGAGCAGTTCAATCTCTTAGTGGTCGTGCTGTAGCAACTGATGAAGGTAGCGATACCTTCGATATGGAATTACCAAATGGTGATTTAGTTCGCGTCCCTGCAAAGTCTGCTGAAGGTGTTAAGGCAATTCTTAAGTCTGCTCAGGGTCCAGATGGATACAGCAAGACTGCAGCAAAGGTAAAAACTGGTGACCCAGTTATCGAAGAAGCTGATCTTGTAAAGATTGATGCACCTGCTGGATTTAGTAAAGATGAGAGCTGGTCTCCAAGTGACGTTGATAAAGAGTATTACGGAACCAAGATTGACCTTGGAACTAAGTACACAGATGATGCATACGATGTTATTAAAATTTCTACACCTAATGCTGCTGCAAAAGATAAGTTTGAAGCAGCGCAGCAACGCGAGGGTGAAGGACAGAATGTTGTTACTGAAGGAGCAGGAAAGAATGGTTCATTAGACCCAAATCTTCCTGTTTACTTTGTATCTCGTCGTGGTGAAGATGACAGCAAGCCTTTTGCTGTTGCACAGCGTTGGTCTGATGTTCAAGATTACATTTCACAAGACGAACCTAATTTTGAGAAGGGCGAACTTCCAAATCCAGCAAAGATGCTAGATGAAGGAGGAGAAGAACCAACTCCAGATACTCCAGAAGAAACTCCTGCATCAGAAGTTCAGGGTGAATTAATTCCTAAGGTTTCAAAGAAGAACCTTAAGAAGAATATGAAAGAGTATAAGAAGAATCTAAAGGACTATGAAGAAAACGGTGGGCTATTCCCACTTGACCCAAGTAAGGACCACATTCTTCTTCCTGATGGTTCTGTAGTTGACGCTGAAACTGGAGAGTTAGAACGCGATGCGTCTGGACAAGCTCCTACAGAAGAGCCAGCAGTAAAAGCAAAATTAGATGTAGGACCAAAATTAAATCTTCCTGAACAAATAAAAGATAGCGGTAAAAAACCAGCTGAGCCAACTCCTGGTTACTACAACGTAGACCGCGGTGAATACACACCTGAAGGCCCTATTGATGGACAAGAAGCTTCTGACTTTACAGATGACCCAGCAGAGCTTGCACAGAAGTTTGATACTCCAACTCTTGAGAAATCTCTAGAAGATGGTGTTAAGGGAACAGAAAAATCTCCTGCAACTGGTTATGGAACTTTGCCATTTGAAGATGGAGATGAAATTGTTCCAGCAGAAGCAATTTACAACGCTCTTAAAGAGCAGGGTGAAGATGCTGATGCAATTCTTGATGGTATTTATGGAAAGAAAGATGCAACTCCAGAAGTTTCTGATGAAGTTAAAGATGAACTTGGTAAAGACTTACCAGAAGTGCCAGAAATGGAAGGCGGAGACCCAACAGAGCTTCCTACACTTCTTGAAGGTTTGTCTGACGATGAGAAGGATAACTACGCCAAGACTGGTGAGTATAAGCAATATCTTCCAAAGAATGACACCTTTGATGTTCCAGAAGATTACGCAGAGCTTTCTCCAGAAGCATTTGATAAAGACCAATACGTAATTCCTGAAGATGCACCTGAAGGATTTAATTACGACCCTGTTGATATTGCTAATTACTACGACACGGAAGATTTGAAGGGCGAGTTGCGTCGTGCTCTTGAGCCAGGAAATGAAATGCCTGGTTATGGAATGCTTGGCACACAAACCGACGATGGTGAAGAGTATTCAGCGTATGTTCCAGGCGAAGCAATTCGTGATGCGCTGCAATTACAAGGTGAAGACACCAATGCTTTGACCAAAGAAATCTATGATGAAGGTTTCGCTGGTCAAGAAGAAGACGCACTGACTCCTGAGCAAATTAATGACGCTCTAGAAGGAGAAGCACCTGATACAGAAGAAATCACACCAGAACCTGCCCAAGAAGCGCCTACCGAAACCACGGAACAAGCTCCGTCGGATGAAAAGGGACCCGAAGCCGTTGACGGAGTTGCAGTTGGAGAACCAACAGGACCAGCAAAGTTAAAGGCTAAAACTACTGAACTTAAAGCAGGAGATGTCACAACAAATGACTTCTTCACAATTGAGTCTATAGAACCTTCTGAGTTCCCAGGTAAGTCATGGGTTACTGGTTACTATCCAGGTCACGTCTCACAAAAAACTAAGTTGTGGAACAACGACACTGATATCTCTGTATATAGAAATATTGATGCTCCTACAAAGGGTGACTTGCCTGTGCTTTCAAAGCCAAAGGCAAAAGAGTATGACCCTGAAGGAAAGGTTTACAAGAACCCTGAAGGAGTTTGGGTTCCTAAAGATGCTGCTGCACAAAAACAATATCTAGCAGATTTTGAAAAATACAACGAAGAACTTGCTCAAGCTAAAGAAATGTGGTCTGCTCCTGAAGGATTAGAAGAGTGGGTTTCTGAATCTGAAGCTCCTGTTTACACACCAAGCAAACCTGTCGGTGTTGTTGGGGTTGGAGCAACTGAAGTAAAACCAGGAGACATTGCCTTCAAGAAAGAAGGAAAGAATGACTTCTACGAGTATTTCATTGTCCAAGATGTAACAACTGATGAAACTGGTAATGCTGTCGTTACAGGTTACTATCCAGGTCATCAGTCTCAAACAAAGACTTGGAAGGGCACCACTCCTATCGAAGTAATTCGTGGTGCATCTGATTTACCAGAACCAGGCAAGAAGCCAGCACTCGAGCGTCCAAAGAAGGATGACCCTGCATACAAAGAGAAGTATGCAGAGTTCAATGCAGCAAAGAAAGAGTCTGCTGCAACATTTACTCCTCCAATTGATGTAGATGCACTTCCACCTAAGCCAAAGAAGGTCTCACGCCCAACACCTCCTGCATTTATGGGAGATAAGCTCAAGGCAATTGCTGCTGAAGCAAATGGTGACCCAGTTAAATTTAAAGAACTTCTTGCTAATGAAGAAGTAGTTCATCTTGACTTTGAGAGCACTGGAGGATTTACATCTCCAAGCCCAATTCAAGTTTCAATGACCAAGGTTAAAAATGGTGAAATCATTGAAGAGAAGACTCTCTTCATGAACCCAGAACAACCACTTGACTCTTTCTATACTGACAAAGACCCTTCAGAAGTTCTTAAAGACTCAGATGGAAACCCAATCTCTGATGAGTTCTTGTCTAAGCAGATGTCGCAAGCAGATGCATTTAAAGAAATCTCTGACTTCCTTGGTGCAGACCCAATTGTTTCTGCACACAACATGCCATTTGATGGAGAAATCCTTCGTCGCAAGATGGCCGAGTATGGACTTGATTACAAGCCAGCTGGCGAGATTGACACACTCTCACTTGCTCGCAAGGTTATTAATGGAAGCGCAGGAGACCACAAGCTTGAGGCTGTAGCAAATCGTTATGGACTTGCTGAGCCAAACACTGATTGGCACGATGCTTCTGTTGACGTTGCTGTATTGCCTGGAATTCTTAACAATCTCTTGGATGAGATGGCTGTTACTAAGTCTGGTATCGATGTTCTTGACCTTGAGAAGTCTTCTGCAGATTATGACAAGGCAAAAGCAGAGTACGACGCATACAAGTCTGGAAAGAGCAAAGCAGACTCCGAACTTGTTATGTCAAAGACTTTTGCAGATGGTATGGCTGGAAAAGATGTTCCAGAAACCGATGCTCTTGTCAAGGCTATGCCAAAAGACAAGCCAACTTCAGACGAAGTTTCACCATCTACTTCTGCAAAGCCAACCGAACTTTCAGATGGAGATTTCCAAGTCGAATCAGTCTTGGGCGGAAACGTATCCAACAACTGGGTATCTGACCCAGAGAACACAACAAATGTTGGAGCAATTGCTGTTGAAGAGTGGCAACCAGGCGACTTCATCAAGGCAAAGCATGATGGATTCCACGAAATTATTTCTATTACCCCAATTGAAGGCGACGACAAGCGTGTGCTTGTTAAGCGCAGACTTCTTGCAAATGGAAAAGAGTATGAATCTGCTTGGGTTAAGTATCAAGCTTACGAAGTATGGCGTCGCAACGGTGAGCCAGAAGCTGTTCCTGCACCAGAGCCAGAATTAGAACAACCACAACTTGAGATTGATGAAGCTCCTGAAAAGGAAGCAAACGCTGGTAAGTGGAATGATTACAACATTGCAGAAGGTACAGATGGTGTCTTCTACGCAGAAAATATTTCTGCTGCAGATGTTCAAGCTCTAAAGGCTGGAACTCTTACTCCTCCTAAGCTTCCATTCTTTGCACCTCTTGGTGGTGGAAACAATCAGGAAACTGGAGAAGGTTACTTCTTTACTTCAGATGGAAAGCGTTTCTGGGGCAAGTACGGTGCTGGTGGTGCTCTTATCCGTCGTAAGAATGCAGATGGAGAGTATGAATACTTCCTTGCAAAGCGTTCTAGTTCTTTGTCACAAGGTGGCGGTAAGTGGGGAATCCCTGGAGGAGCCCATAAAGACCAAACAATTGCTAAGGCTCCTAATGCAACTGCAAAAGAAGAGTTTATGGAAGAAGTTGGCGGAGACATCTCTGCACTCGAGCCAATCTACGTTGACACAAACAAAGTCGGCGCTGAATGGGCATACGAAACTTCTGTCTTTGAAGTAGGACCAGATCAGTACAACGATCTTTCATCAAAGGATGGAGAGAACACTGCAACTGGTTGGTTCACTGGAGACCAAATTAAGAAAATGGCTGATGCAGAAATGCTTCATCCAGACTTTGCTGATTCTTTCTCAAATATTGTTAGCAACTTAGAAGATGAAGATGCTAAAACAGATAAGCCAATCCCAGAGCCTGAAGTTAACGTTGAAGATGTACAAGCAACATTTGATACTTCAAACTGGAAAAAGACGGGGTCTCAAGCTGGCTCTAATCAAGGTGCTTTCTATACAGACCCAGACACTGGTAACCAGTATTACGTTAAGAAGCCAAAGTCTGACAAGCATTTTGCTAATGAGGTTCTTGGTGGAGCACTCTATGAAGAAGCTGGAGTTAAGTTTGGTCGTGCATACAAAGGCATAGACAAAAATGGAAACTCCGTTCTTGTTTCTCCACTAGTTGAAGGTTCAGATGCAGACTTTGGAAGCAAGAAGAGTGATTCAGATGTAAAGAAAAACGCTCAAGACGATTTTGCTGTAGATGCTTGGTTAGGTAACTATGATGTTATCGGACTTGAGTATGACAATGTTCTAACCGACAAAGATGGCAATGTAACTCGTATTGATGCTGGAGGCTCTCTTCTATTCCGTGCACAAGGCGGAACTGATAAGGAGTTTGGTCCAGAGGCAACTCAAGTTGATTCGATGCGTAATCCAAAAGAAAACCCACAAGCTTCAGAAATCTTTGGAGATATGACAGATGAGCAAATTGCAGAGTCTGTAAAGAAGGTTCAAGCTGTAAGTGAAGAAAAAATTGATGAACTTGTTGATGCAGCGTTCCCAGATGATGCAGAAACTGCTGAACAGCTTAAGACAACTCTTAAAGCACGTCGTCAATATCTTATTGACCGTTTCTTAGGTGGACAACCAGCTGAAGAAACATCAGAGACACCAGAGAAGCCATCTGTTGATTCAAACACAACGGTTCTCGACACTTCAGGTGACTTAGAAGCACAGTTAGCTGATGCTCAAGCTGCTGGAAAGAAAGTAGCTTTTAAGTACAACGGAAAAGAAAGAGTTGTAACTCCAAAAGGAGTGTGGAAGAACCCACAGAATGGCAACATCAACCTTTCAGCCATTGATGAAGAGGGTGTAAAGAAGAATTACACACTTTCTAAGTTTGAGCAGAGCGGTTCTACTGCTTCAGAAGCACCAGAGGCTGCTCCAACACCTGAGAAGGAACTTCCACAAGCTCCAGAGGCTGCTCAGATTGATCCAGCAGAGAAGCAAAAGGTTCTTGATGAAGTCTCTGCTCTTGCAGAAAAACTTTTTGGTAATAAGGGTAAGACAAAAGACTTACTTGAATCTTTAAAGGGTCAAGATGGTGCTAACACAGACCTGATTGATTCAATTCTTGAAGATATAAACACTCCATCTGCTCCTGCAGATGCAACTCCAGAAGAAAAGATTCAATCTGACCTTTCGCAAGCTCTAACTCCAGATGAAGACGCTGCTCCAGAAGATGAAGTAGCGCCAATTGACCCTGTAGCACTTGCAGAAGAATTAAAGAAGCCTTTAGACCCAGATTTGATTTGGGCAAAGGTAAAAGATGAAAAGGGAATTTCTGTACTTGAAAACGGTGACATTGTTGTTGCTGAGAATGTAACTCCAGCTGGCTCAACTATTTACACAATGGTTAAGCGCAACGCTGATAATACATTTAGTGTCTATCACCGAATCAAAGGTAATGACGGAACTTCTAGAGTTAAAACTCTTGCAGGACGTTGGCACTCATACACTGCTCTCTCTAGCCGTATCGAGAACGAGAAGTGGAAAGCAAAGATAACTCCAAGTAAAGTTATCTCAAAATCTAAGCCAGAAACTCCAGGAACTATTGCACCTTCTGCAATCCCTACAAAGAAGGGTGCTTACGTATCTGCTGATGGCAAGACTCCAATTAAGGTTGGAATGATTGTCAAAGATACCAAGACTGGAAAGATTGGAAAGGTTGTATCTCTTAAGGATGAGCTTGTTACATCTAAGAGCAAATCAAACCCACAGGGTTACACCTATACAGATGTTGCAAAAGTCCAATGGGAAGATGGAAAGAAGAATTGGAAGGTTTCAACCTACCTAGATATTCAAGATACTTCAGGAGTAAAGCCAGATAAACCAGAAGATGATGGACCTACTGGTGGCGGTGGAGGAACACCTACAACCCCTAAGACTCCATCCAGTCCTGCGCCAGTAAACAGCACAGAGCCTAAAGTTGAGTTGCCTAAATACGAAGGCGCGGATTTAGCAGGTGCTACTTCAATTAAAGATGTAGAAGCAAAAGCAGTAGATAAAAATTCTATTGGTCATTTAGCTTCATATGGTGCAAACGATTACAGCGATTACAAGCAGTTCTTGCAAGGTGAACTTATTAAAGACCCTAACTCTAAGAACATGGCTCCTGGCATTTTGGTTCAAAACGCTAACCCAAATGATTCAGACCAAGATTTAACTAGCTATGGAGTTATCTCAAAGCAAGATGCAAAGACTGGTGACATTGAGGTTTCATACTTTGATGGTCCTTTAGCTGGACAGACAAAATCTACAAAGTCAGACAAAATCTGGTCCCGTGAAAAGTTTATTACTCCAGAGCAAGCAAAAGAATTAGACATTGAAATTGACCAAACTCTATTTGATAAGTCAAAGGCTGCTGGAAAAGCTAAAGGTGAGTTATACGCTAAACAACAAGCCGAAAAGCTAAAGAAAGCTCAGCAAGCTGCTGAAACTCTGTATCTCCTCACCCAAGTGTTCCTTCTTTAGTAGATGCTCTTAAAATGGCAAATAATGACAACCCAGCGGAAGCTGCTAACGGTTCAACTACTTTGCTTGACTCGGATTCAATTGAGGATTTAGAAGTTCACGTTGGTATGGTTACTGACAAAGATGGTCAAAAGAAAATTCGTCTGCAATTTACTCTAACAAGCTGGGCTGGAAAGCAAGTAACAGCTAAAGCAGACTCAGACCCAAATATTACAAAGACCAAAGCTTTAAGACTTGATAAATGGAAAAAGCAACCAGACGGTTCTGTTGTTTGGCAAGACACTTGGGATACCAGCACTGTTGATTCAAACAAGAACGGTGTGACTTTCGAAGGACCTGCTGGAAAGGGAACTTTCCTTCTTCACCGTGCATCTAAGTCAATAGATGACACCGAAGTCGATTTCTTTAAGTATCACAGTAGTAGTCCATACGCTGTTTCATTTCACAACAAAGCAGAGATTTATCTGCCAGCAGATGCAACTCCTGAAGATGTTGCAGAAGCTTTAAACTCTTTAGGTGGTATTTCTCAGGTTCGTCCTGCCCTTGAGTCAGATGTTCGAGGTGTTATTGAAAACAAAATGATTTGGCTTCTTGGTGCAGCAACTGATGGCAAAAAGAACTACGCTGGAGAGCTTCGTCAAAAGACTCTAGACATTATCAAAGAAGAGTATGGATTTACTGCAGATGATGTTGAAATTGTTGCAGACCCTCTAGCTAGAGGACGTATTAATTATTATATGCCAGAGGCTGCTGTAGAAAAGCTTATGGAGAAGACAGGATTCTCTCCACACATTGTTCATAACTGGAAGGGTGGAGACCAAACCAACACTGTTGATTGGTTCTACGATGTTATTACATCTGGAGGAATCTACGCAACTGCTACTCGTTGGATGAATGGAATTAACAAGAGTGGAATGTCCTCCTCTTCTGATATTGATGCCAACGGCGGAAATTACGTTTTTGCCTCTCCATCATCAAAAGGCTCGAGCACTTCTTCAAATCTAGCTTTCTACTTTAACTCGAAGAGTGTGCTTCGTCGTCTTGACTACTACAAGAACAACTCTGATAAGTATGGGCAGCTTCAATCTGACTCGGAAGACATTGTTGAATCTTTAAGCAATAACTACGGCGAGTTGATGTTTAAAAAGAACCTCTCTTGGGCAGACTTGTCCTCCATATCAATGCCAACAGCTATTAGAGAAAAGCTGATTGAAAGATTGATGTCTGAAGGAAAGACTGATTTAGCAGACATTGTTGCTGGTAAAAAGAAAAAGAAAGGGGCTAAGAAATAATGGCTCTTATCTCTGAATACGTAATTTTTGGCACTCCTGGAGTTATCGAGAAACTATCTGGAGAAGACCAAATCAAATTCCCTATATTCGATGCAGTTCAGTTCGTGTATGAGGGAGACGACGATGAAGCCGATAGCGGCATCCTCGTTCGTGGAGGACGCGGCATGTTTTACCCAGTTGATCCAGAGTTAGTTAAGGAAACCAACGGTACAATTGAGGTTGCTGCGTTCGACGGTACCTATCGAATCAGGAAGTTCACAGAGGAAGACTCTGCGCTTCTAACTGGTTATGGACTGACTCTAACCCCGCAAATGATGGAGGAAATGATGGCAATCGACGAACAAGTCGGTTTAGAACAAGCCGTTGAGGCATTGTCAAATGATGCTGGCGACGTCACAGCTGTTGTCTTCACAGTTACTGGGCTTGGCACTTTCTTCCGCACAGATGGTAAGTGGACTCCTGCCACTCCTGAAATGTCTGAAGAATATGACGGCTCAGAAATTACAGACATTGACTATGACAAATCAGCAGACCTTGTAAGCCGCTGGGATGCTGGTGACAAGCTCACTAAAACAGACCTAGCAGATTACGCGGTAGAGGAATAATAATGCAATATCTAGGTAGAAATGATAGCTACGTTCTATTTTCGAACGAAAACTTAGCAGCAGTTATTGACGAGTCTACAAACACTGTTGTTCGAGTAGACAGTAGCTCAGTGTTGCTTGCTTCTGCAGATTGGGATACTTATGCTGAAAAGCCAGTTGCCTCTTCTGTTGAACTTGCAAATGCTGCTGTAACTGACCTAGATATTAAAGTTTTAAGTAATGGCGATAGCAGCAACATGTACACAATTCCTGATGCTGTTATTGCAGAAGCTAAAAGAGGTCTTGCTTGGAGACGAGAAGAAAAACGAGGAGGGACACCAGTTGGGCTTAATACCGCTCGCACGCTTGCTGGCGGCGGCCAAATCGGCATCGCAAAAATCCGCCACATTGCAAAGTACTTCCCAAGACATGAAGTTGACAAAAAGGGCAAGGGTTATAAACCGGGTCAAGCGAATTACCCCAGCAACGGTCGCATTGCTTGGGCTCTTTGGGGTGGAGACGCGGGCAAGAGGTGGGCGTCAGCAATAGTAGAACGCGACAATAAAAAGCGTTCAAACAATTCAGTTGTTGCATCAATTGATGAGTTCATGCCTATTCAAAGAATTGATTACACAGCATTCACTCCGTCAGATTATGAACCAGATTTTTATATTCGTATTCGTTTAGACGGTTCTGGAATTGATCGTTTATATAAAGTAGATATTGAAGGTTACTGCACCGTTTGGGATGACGGCTGCTGGGAAGACTTGGGTCACATCGATCACGACTTCATCACATATGACAAATCGCTTGATGACCCATATGACCAAGTTCAAAAAATCCATACTCCTGTAGACCGTGAGTCTGCAGTAAAAATCTCTGCAATGCTGGATAACAATCCTTTTAATCCAGTATCGGTGCAGATGATTGATTTTGATGAATCAGATTTAATTGAAAGAGCAATCCCTGAAATTGACTGGAATTTCTTAGACCAATTATCTGAAGATGATGTTTACGAAGTAGATGAGTGGGATGATGGTCTTCTTGCTGTAGGTGCTCCAACTACTGAAGCTCCAACAAATCAAGACGGTGACTACACACCAGAAGAGCGTTCAGAGAAGGCTTCTCGACAAGTACGAGACCAGCTTGGTAAATTTGCAAAAGCTGGAAGCACTGTCATTGTTGGAAACGACCCTAAATACACAGGAAAAATTCTTTCTATTAATTCCGATACTCAGGAAGCTAACGTAGAGTTCCCAGGTGGAAGTGTTGTTGCTGTTCCTGCAAATCAGACTCAGTTAGCAGAAGATTATCAACCACTTCCTGTTCAAGGTTTTCCTAGTTTTGAATTAGACACCTCTGGAATTCTTGGAGAGCCTCGAGTTCCTATTGATGAGCCAACAGCAAAACTTCCAGGACGTTTACCACCTCTTACAGTAGACAGTCTTCAAGTCATGCTTACTGACTGGACAAGCTGGGTTGCAGACCAAAGAGTTACTCCTGAATACACAGGGCAACCTGTAAGTGCACCAGCACCAGCTGCTGGAACTTCTCCTGCTGTAGATACACGACTTGACCCAAACACTGTTCTTGGTAAGTACTACACAGGTTCATTTAATCCAGACGGCACTCCTAAGCCAGGTTGGAATCCTGCTACTACAGAAAATGTTTACAACAACCCACTACTTCGTGATTGGTTGGATAAAAAATATAACAAGACAGCTGACCCAGAAACTGCTTATCACCGAGATGGTTGGTATCGACCAACCCGTACATACGGAGATCTTGGTCCTAAAGTAGAAGGCAAAAAGTCTGCAAAAGATGTAAAAAAGATTAGTACAGATGACTACATGAAGAAGTTTGACCCAGATCTTGAGATGTCAATTATTTCTTCAGCTGAAGGTAAAAAGCCTAACTACGAAATCACTCCTGAAAAAACAGACGTTGCTCCTATGTACATTGCAATTGTCGCTGAGGATGACCCAGCTGCAGTTATGGAGTTAGTTGCACTAGTTCCTGCAGGTGTAGACACAACCCAACCAGCAACATTTAAACGTCGTAATCGTAAATGGGAACGCGATGAAAGAATTCTTGCTGACCTAAAAAGTCCAACACCTCCACCAACTATTGTTCTAAGCACAGAACAACTTGCTGATGTTGTTTCTCAAATTGATGGTGGAATTGTTGCTTCTTTAAATGTAAACATTGCAATGGCTTTGAGTCTAAATCCAATCACTGCCGCTGGTGGTGCTGACCAAAACCGCGGTAATGCAGAAAAACTTCGTCGTTATTGGACAGTTGGCAAGGGCGGATTAAAGATTCGTTGGAACTCCCCAGGAGACTGGACTCGTTGCCACCGTTATCTATCTAAGTATCTTGGTCCACGTTCTAAGGGCTACTGCGCACTACGTCATAAAGAGATGACTGGTATGTGGCCAGGAGATAAGCGCAATCCAGGTATGAAGAAGAAGTCTTTAGTTTCCAGTATTGAAGCACTTCGTTCTGAAGAGCAAATTATTGATTCATTTACTTTGACTGCTCGTGCTGAAGCCGCTAAAGCTAAATTTGCAGGTCGCGAAGGCGCTAAGCCAGTTGAGCACGGAGCAAAATTTGTAATACCTCTAGTTATTCCTGAAAATAAGGAATCTGGGGATGGTCGCATCTTTGATAAAGGTGTAATAGTTATGAGAGACCTACCTCTGCCACTACGAAAGGCTTGTTCGCAATGGGTTTATCCGTGGAGTTTCCGCTGACATGGATATGTTTGAAGCTGACGAAGAGGAAGCTTCAGAAGACTCAGGTAAAGTAGAGGCGGGTAGAATAGTAATCAAGAATGCTCGGATTATGGCTGTCACTATTGTGCCAAAACCAGCATTCCAAGAGTGCTATATCCAAATCGTTGATGATGGCAACGAGTTAGAGGAGGATGCTGTGTCAGTTCCAGATGGTATTTATGTAGATGGGGTGAACCCACTAGACGCATCGGCGCTTGTTGCTTGCGGAATGGTCGCGGGTGCAATTCCTGTAGAACCTCCTGCAGAATGGTTTGAAAACCAGAAACTTGATAAAGCGACTCCACTCACCATCACAGATGAAGGTCGCGTATTCGGTCACATTGCCGCTTGGCATGTAGACCACATTGGAATGGCGTTTGGAACTCGTCCTCCACGCAGTCGTTCTAAATATTCATACTTCCACACTGGAATTATTCGTACCGCAGAAGGTAAAGATGTTCCAGTTGGTCAACTAACTTTGGCTGGCGGTCACGCTGGTCTTGAGGCTTCTGCTGAAGAAGCAGTGCGTCATTATGATGACACTGCATCAGCATTCGCAGACGTGCACGCAGGTGAAGATGCTTACGGAATTTGGGTTTCAGGTGCTCTACGCCCTGGCACAACCCCCGAGCAAATCAGAGCCGCTCGTGCATCAGCTCCATCAGGTGACTGGCGACCAATCAAGGGACACCTTGAACTGGTTGCTGTTTGCCAAGTAAACGTTCCAGGCTTCCCAATTGCTCGTGCTCGTGTTGCATCAGGTCAGGTAATGGCTTTGGTTGCAGCAGGTGCAAACGTTCTTGCTCAAATGAAGCATGACCCAATTGCCGAAATCAATTACAAGATTGATGCTCTAGAGAGTATTCATAAAGCTTCTCAAGCTGCAGCTATGGCTGAAAAAATGGCTAGCCTTTCTGCTCGCGTTGCGGGTGCAAAGG